GTATGTTTGAGATGCGAAAGCGGTCTCGTGTTGTGGCGAATCGGACTTTTATTTGGTCAGTGTCCAACCCAACCACGGGTTATTTCAGTCGGAAAATTACTGAGATCATCACTTCTTGGAAGTGAGAACGCCAGTAATATCCTTTGCCATGTGTCGGCTAACTTCACGTCCAACCTCCCCTTGGATCGTGCCTAATTGGTCGCGTTGCTGTTGTGACAAGCCCATATTTTGGGCCAAACTATCTAGAAGTGGTCCTACATAGCTGCGTAAGGCATTAGACGTCTCGTCGTTTGGTTTGACATTGTCCAGATGCATGGGATTGATTCCGCTAGGAGATACGAATGTTCGTCCAAGGAGATCGTGAGTGCGAGTGCTAGGTGCCTTCAGTCTAGACAAAGCCCTGGTGTAGTTCGGTTGTCTGGTATCAGTGAAGTCTTGGACTTTAACCTCCTCATCATAACTATTAACCAATTAATCTCCTTCGAAGTAACGGTCAAAGTTGAATTGTCGGATGATGTCCATAGCGGTCGCGAACTTGATGTCGAGAAGTGCAAAGCCAGTTTCAAGGAACTGTGACTTGCTAGTGGGTGTGCCTTCGAAATGTTAGATCATTTGCAGCTCGAAAGTCACAGTTTGGTTAACTCCTTCAAAGTTGCTAACCGACAAGTGTGGTTAGTCAATCGATGAACCAGCAATCCATATTCCATCGAACTCAACCGTGGTGAGTGATGCTGAGATTGCCTCCCTGATGAAATCACTGAGGAGGTAGTAGGTGTTAGGTTGCCAGTTTGAACTCGAATAGGGGTCAGGTGGTGTGATGAACCTAACAACCTAACGAATAGGTCCACAGTATCGCAACGCTAATTAATCGCCATTGCCCAAATCACTCGCCTGGGCTGTATTCCTGAATTCAGGTCGATAGAAGTTTTCCGTATCATTAACGTCATTAGGCTAATAATTAAGCTATGACAGGAAGCCTGTGGTTCCCATTACTTTGTCCTAACCTCTAGATGCAACGTAAATACGCTGATGCAAGTCATCATCCTGAGGATAGTTGAGTAGCTCGGAAGCATTCTTAATTGCTGATCGGCCCTAGGGCATTGCAATTTGCTTGATCAGACCTGATTCTTGTTGCGACGCTGAGGTCTTGAAGAGTCTGTATCCTGCTCCGACAACTCGAAGCTTAGTGAAGGTCTTACGGAATGAGTCTGGAGTGTTGGGCGAAGCATACACAGTTGAATCATAAACATCCCTGATTTGCTGGGTGGTTGATACTCCAACCTCAAATAGTGGGATCAGTTGATCTCTAATGCGAACAGGCTGTATTTCAACGCCGGGTTCCTCTGAAGTAGCGGAAATGAACTATCCATTCAAGGCCATTTCAGCCGAAGTGATGACGGGTGAATTCTGCCAGCCAATTGGTAGTTTCGGGAAAAGCACCCAAGGAGCATTCCATACTGCAGTAAAGCTGGTAAACAGCAAACCTTCATACTTGGGCTCAATGGTGAAGCTACCGAGATCGGTATATTGCATCTCAGTTGTTGTGGCCAAAGGTTTCATCATCGGTATGCGTGTACCCTTGACTGTAGCTGAGAATGGAGAGAACATCATAACAGCATACTAGTCAGCGTATCGGTCCCATGTGTTATTTAGGACGTTCTCAACGACTTGTGGCAGTGAGAGCTAAACCGCATTACGGTACATTTCAGCTATTTGCTCATCACCTACTGTAGGCTCATTCTTCCTCTCGATACGTTCGACTATCCAATCGAGACCGTTAGCAATATTGCCTACCCTTCCAGGTAGCATTTCTTGCAACTTAGCAAGGAAACTACGGAATTTCCGTGCTCGCTTGTAACGCTTCTCGCCCCCGTATAGAGGTGTGTCTTCTTGAAGAGCTTCATCGATCTCTTCCTCCGTCCAATCTGTGTCGGAATTATCGCATGACTCTCCACGCCATGCACTCGATGTCTTAGCGCCTCGTAGACCGGGTAGCTGTGAAACAGGGAATGGATTGACATAGCGTACGCTTGTGAATCGCAGAAGTTCGATCCATTTGCCGCCTCCTTCTTGCTTGGCAAGTGTGTGCAACTTGGAACCGAAATTGTCAGCCGTCGGTTATGGCATCCTGCCAGGTCCCGAGAAAGCACCGGATCGTTAGAGCGATCCGATATTGACGCTAGTATAGAAGCCCTCACGGCGTCCACGCGATAGGTAGTTGTAGCCCATCTTTTGGTTGTAGGCGTTGAATGACTGCACTCGCTCTTGAGCTCCTCGTCGTTCTTCGTCCCGGAGTTCATTGTAACCCTGGATGTTAATGCCGAATCCGAATTCAATCAAGACGATCGACAACTGTGATCCTGGTCCCATGAGTGCTTGATATTTGGCCGGCACGTTGAGGAAAGGGCAAGATGCTTGCCAAAATAAACCGCCATTTCGTGCTAAGACCTCGAACATTTTGGTGCGATCTACACCAGTGAGTGCTTAGTCTTTTGGCCTAACGGCCCAGACATCCTTAAAGGAGAATCCGGGGCTTTGGGCCACTGCCATAGCGGCTGTTGGCGATGGAGGACCGTCCTTATAACTCTGAACGAGTTTGGTTAGGGCTGTCATTAGTTTTGGGTGGTCTTGTTACAACTCAGTCCACATGGCTGCAGTGATGTAGTCTGAGTTGAGGAGATTTTGAGTAGACTCGCCGTAAACTCCGGTGATGGCAGGTCTCCGTTGGTTCTTTTCCACTAGGGAATCAAGCTTAGTGTCGTCTGCCGGAGTTGGTTGGGGCAGGGTTTCCCCTGCTTTGAAGAAGTAGGTGCCACCGACTTGTGTGTCTTAGGCGGTGTGATTCTGGCTTAGGGCCATTGGTATTAGGAGGGTGAAGAAGAAAGCTGTGAGAAAAACTCTGTATTTTGTGAATAATCCAGTTGACTTAGCCCTTGGTTGGGATTTATCTAAGAACACAGGTCCAGGATTTGACTCGACATCTCCATCAACCAGTAACGGACGAACGAAGTAGTGTCGTAAAATTGGTCTGTGAGTCTTAGAACGTCGTCGAATTAATCTCATGATTCTGAGTGTCTCATCAATTAGTTTGGTAGGTGTATCTGTGGAGACATTACCATTGACTAAGTGCTCTCTTGCGAACTTAGTGTGAACCTCATCAGGGTCCATCTTATTTGAGCGTGCTTTGACAATAGCCTTGATCTAGTCTTCTTGATTTAGCTCAGGGTCAATGTTAGCCTCAAACGATACTCCTTCTTCTGCTTAATAGAAACGCTGCATGAACTCACGCTTTTGGGCTGAAAGAGGTTTTTCTTTTCCAGCTCTGTAAGTGGAACAAAGCGATCTAAAATGCTTATAGTAGAAGCGGCGGTCATCAAGGCTCATGCTAGTGAAAACCTAGACAATCCAATCGAAGTATTCGCCTGCTTATTTAGCGTGGTTGGCATGCAAATGAACATAGAGTTACGTTCTACTTCCAGACTGGAGCATAATGTCACTAGGTCCTGTCATAAGTGGATCTAGGTATACACTCGCGAGGAATGGACTCTAGGTTTTTACTGTGGCCTCGTCACAATCGTCGCAGCTGGGGGCAAATGTGTCACTGAGTCCACTTATGGCTTGGTGATAAGGTTTAAGTGGCTCATATTGAGCGGGTGTTGTCAAGCGTTTCTCTTTATTCACACGCTTACCCTTAAACGATGGGAGATCTTCAATTTAGACCTTGGCATATGGTCCGTCACGGAACAGGCAGGCTGTCATGTATTTGAAATCAGCTCCGTGTTGCATCTCATTGATTTCCAGTAGCTCATCGCTTGGCTTGTGGCGCAAAGTATGCGTTGTGTAAAGGGCTTCCTTGGAGTCCCGGCTCATGGCAGCGAGCGCAGTATACTCTTCTTAAGTGAAGGTGGGTTGTGGCATCTATAGTCGACCCCGAAAGAGCTCGAATGTTTTGGCCAATCGTAAGCTCTTTTCACGTAATTTAGACGTGTCGTTTGCACTTTCAAGAAGAGCCGCTCCCTTATGAAGCTGGTCAATCCTGATTGCTAACATGACTTCCAAATACGTGTAGGCAGACGGACAGGGTGTCTTGAGAGTGATTCGGGATATATCGGATGCTACGCCAATTTAATGACGAATTAGTCCGTGTTCGACTTGCTTGCAGGTCAAGCCAAGTTTGGTTAAGACACGCCCGATCATGGGCCTCATTTGCCCATCGTCTAAGAGTGTGTTGTTAAGGAAGTCGGCGGTCTCAGCGCCTGTTCGATGCCATTAGTCTTCGCATTCCATGCCCAAACAGCGAGGAACAAATGACCTCGTGCTGTCATAGTGGGGCGTGCAATAAACGCTGTCATCACCTTCGATGCACGAAGATCCTCTCCCGAGGATGCCGAACTTAATCAGATCGGTTGTTTGGATAATTGCTAGGTTATACATGCAATTTTTCTCCGATGTGCGGCGATTTCCGCTATTATTGAAGGGATGGACCTTAAGAGTGCTGTATCCTGTAGCCATTGTGTAGTGCTCAAGCAAGTTGTCGTGGACGATGTTGCCTATCCCATGCCCTGCAAGTAGTTTGATTAGTTCAGCTTCGAGCCCGACGACATGTTCTGTGTGAGAAGCATCAAATTGTTTCATATCACAACAATATATCCATTCGGAAGCTTCCATCAGCGACTGCATGTAGAGTTGGAGAGAGTCCATATTCTTCCCTTTAATGTGGTGTTCCTCAGCAAAGGGGTTAAAGGACCATCCTAAAAGGTATTCCGTGTAAGCGTCGCTATAAGCTATATTACATGGGTTAGTGCCATTGTCCCCAGAAGTTATTAACCTGGGCCGAATGTCTGATTGTGGCTCGCTCTTGATGAAAATGTTGCATTCAGTGCTTCCTAGTAGATTGTGATGCATGTGTTCGTCAAGTAACGCTATTTCAGCGGCTATTTGTTTCTGTGACTTAGCGCGCTAAGACTCTAACACGCCAGTAGCATTATTCTGGGCGTCGTCTAATGTCGCATGCTCAGTATGAAGGCCACGCTCATTGATTTACTGCGTGAAATTTCGGACTTATTGTTCACAGAATTTTTCCATGACAAATTCGCTGGGTAGTCCAACCAATTTAGTGCGTTCCATACATGCCAACATAGCAGCTTCTGGAGACCCGCTGTGGAATACGTGGTTAGTGTCCTCACACATTAGGCTTACTTGCCTAACCATTTGTGGCTTAGCTTCGGCTTTAGCCTGTCGCTTCTCTATTTTCTCATGCGAAAAGCTGATTAGGGTCTGGTAGTTTGGCTGGATGTCGTAATCGGCGGTAGCGCAAGCGACTCTGTCACTTGGACCTACGTATTATTCGTCGACGATTCCCCATTCCACAAACCGTGCTATGGGATTGTCGTGGGACGTGCCACTGACAGTTGGCTCAGTGATTGAGCTTATCTTAGCCTTCTTGGTGTGGAGCATCTAGGTTTTAATGACCTCAGCCTCCTAGGGTGATCGCTATTCTCTGCTCTTAATATGTTCATTATTGCTGGTGTAATAATTCCCAGAGAAACGAGCCATGTTATAGCATAAGTATGACATTTTCTCACCGCCGATTTCATCGCATTAAGATGCGAATAGGTCTCGGTAAGACTTGGACAACATATAGACATAGACTTTTGATGGGTCCATGCCCTTGTCAACCTGGCGACACTGATTCAATAATGTGATCGCGGTTCGGTCACAAGCGTCGCATGTCTCGATCGTGTCGAAAATTGCGCCTTTAGTAGTGTCTCCCATGGTCTTGTAGCCACAACTGTTTTAATTTAAGAGGTAGCTTGTCATAGCGATCGGCAAGAGGCTGCTTGGGACGCGTATTTCCCTACTCTCGTAATCGGTTGAAAGGTAATCGCCTTCAAGAATAATCTAGAAACCATAGGTGTATAGTACCGCGACTAATTGCGCGATGTGTTTGCGACTATGATCGTCTAGGAAAGCTTATAATTCCTTCCGGTTTAAGTTTGTTCCGCGATAGCCTAGTCTTGCACTAACGCAGTCGCGACAGCAACAATGAGTTTCCTCTAATTGTCGCCCGAATTAATAGAGGCTGCCATGCTTTTCACTCCAGTTTCTCACTTCTTAGAGTGTGCCTTCAAAAGTGTCAGGTCCAATGTCCATTCCGAATTTCTGATCTCGCGGCAAGATGATCGTGCAATGTCGAGTGATTTAGCCGCGCATTTCTGTGAGTTAGCAGCGTGCTAAGGCGTCGCCGGACCGACAGGCGATTTCTGAGTGATCAGCGCAGTAGCCTATCACTATTCGAATGGGCGTGTAGTTGATGTCTGGGTTAGCATTGGCAACATTGATGCGTGTGCCATCCTCAATCCACATTTGAGTGCCGTTTTCCACGAAATCTGTGCCGGCTGGGTCCATGACGGCAATACCGAATCGGGCATAGTCTTTTATCTTGCCTTTTGCATCTGTGATGGGTAGTTTGATAAGTTTTCGACTCATGTTGAGAATATCCGCTTTGAACATACCGTTTAGCTCTTATTGCTTATCCACAGATAAACCAAGGGCTTAGAGGGCTCGTAGCACGTTCCTAAATTCGTGGAAATTGACAATTTTTGGCCCTTATTCCCATCGGTCTCGAACAAAGTGCCAGCCATTTGAGTTCATTCCGGCCATTATGCTGATCAAGACACATGCTCGAGCGCCGAGCTTTCCTTTCAATAGGTATCCGCTTCCAACGTTCATCTAGGCCCACTAAATTTGGTCGTCGCTAAGCTGGTTGATGTACTTATGAACATCGAACATTTTGCACGTCTGTCCTTTATACATAGCACAACCGTCAAGTGAGTCACCCACTCTATACGTTTGGCTTTTTGGGCTTTGTAGCCAGTTAACGAGCTCGTCACATTCGCCTTCAATAGTGCTCGTCTTCATGACGGCTTTGATATTGAATTGCTCGCCTGCGTATCGGAATGTAGTGCTGCCAGTGTTTGGTAGTCGTTTCAAGTGACTAACAACTGTGAACATGTGGATGGTCATAAGACGGGTAGCGTCAGTCCAGTGGATGTCAACAGGTTAAGTCAGAGATCCGCCACTTCTCCAGTCAAGGCTATCCGCACACGCTCGCATGGAACCTAGTTGACTGAACAAGCTTTCTTTCTCACCACCGAAATAGTGTTTAGAGGTGGTTGTGTCGATCGGAATCGCTCCGACGTTTTACTCGATCAGCACTTTGACAATTTTGTCGCCAACGCTAGTGTCGAAATTGAAGACGTTTTAGTCAAATGCAACGACGAAACGCTGTGATTATCCTCTAGCGTTACGATCGAG